TTGGTTTATTTTAAACGCTGGGGATGAACTTGAAACCTCAATTGCATTTTCCGATGTTCCAGAAACTCTAAGTAAATTAGAAATTATAGTAGAACCAGTTATAGTTGTAAATTGTCCTGTAGTTCCACTTATTATTCCACCTAATATTGAACCAGTAAATTGATGTGTATCAGAAATATCATCACCAAATATTGTAGAACCAGATTTTAATATTTGAGAAGAAGAAACAATTAAAGTATCTGCTCTCAAAGTTCCTGTAAGGAATAACGTATTTGTTGTATAATCAAAAGTTAAATTTGATGATGCCCCAAGTGTGGAACCAGAATTGTATTGTATTTGTTTGTCAGATCCTGCTGGTGTCGCTACAAATGTTCCTTGATAAGCAGAAGCAGATATTGTACCAGTTACAATTAATGTATTTGTTGCTGGATTGAAAGTAAAATTAGATGAACCAGATAATACTTGTGACCCAGAATTAAACTGAACAGAATTGGTTGGGCCATTAGCGACCGCACCGGTTATTAAACTATTGACATAAGCCCAACCAAATCTACTCATATTATCCTACCCCTACAGAACCAGACCAGTTTGGTAGTAAAGTTGGACCAGAATTATACAATAAGTGTTCATCAATATTTGTTAATTCAGCAAATACAGAAGCACTTGTTGGTGTTGCAGCATTAGCTAATAAAAATACAGAATTTACTTTAACTCTGAATTCTGATTGTGGAAAGGTAGAAGTTGATGTTCCTGCTGGAATAATAAAATAATTTGTTCCTTTTATTCCATTTGCAGAAAATCCAACTCTTAAATCACCAGAACTTGTATTTCTAATTATTATTCTTTGGGTAACAAATGGAAAATTAACTTCTGCTGGTGTTCCAGAAGAAGCTGGGGCAGCAATACTAGAAGATGCAAATGGAATACCAGAAACTTGGTATGAACCAACGTTTGCAATACCTACATAATAAGGATTATTAAATGACATAAACTACCCTCGCTTTTTATAATTATTATCGTTTTGAGAATTTATCTTTTTTTGGAATTCTCTTACACGTTTTTTCTCGTTTTTAATTCCTTCAAGTTTTTGTCTGCGTCTTACAACAGATGGTTTTTCGTAATAACGTCTTTCTCTAACTTGTTCGATAACTCTTTCTTTTTTAACTCTTTTAATAAATCTTTTGAGCATTCTTTCAAATGGTTCGTCTTTCTTTTGCTCAACTTTTGCGTTAACGTGTGTACTTTTTTTAGACATATAAACCTCTTAATTCGTTAAGTCTATTTTTAAGTTTTTCAACTTTGTTTTCTTTTTGAACATTTTCGCCTTCAGCAGACCCTGCAAAAAGCTTTTCTTTTGATAATTTTGGAAAACTATCAGAGAACTCTTCTACCTTTTCATCAGTAAAATTGCTATTAATTAATTTAGAATCAAATTGGTATGAATCATCATTGTTCGTTACTTTGATAACATCTACAAGGTCAAAGTCACTTGGTAATGATTGATAAATATTTGGCTGATTAACAGCCCAATTTGTAATTAATTCTTCTTTTGTGTCACCCTTAAAACCATCGTTTTGAGCAATTAAAGCAATTTTGTTTAAATCAGAAACTGCTGCTTTGGTTAAGTTTTGTGTTTGAACTTCTGGTTTCATTTGATGATATAATGCTTTTGTTTGCAATCTCTCAATTGCTGCTTTATCTGAAAGATTACCAATTTGTTCTACTTGGTCCTTAGATAATGAACCAATATATTGCATAATAGGTGTACCTGTTTTCATAAGTCTTTGTTGAGTTTCTGAAGAAACACCAGCAAATAAGTTATCTAGTTGTCTATCAATATCTTTTACTTTTTGATAATCACCATCATCTATTGCTTTATCGTATTCTGTATGCAATCTTTTTTGTTCTTGGAATTTGCTTTGCAACAATTTAATATCATCTTGTGTTAATTGAGATTGTAATTCTCTTAATACATCTTCTTTCATACCAGCTTTCTTTAAAATTTGTTGAATTGTTTCTCCTCCACCAGACCCAGCATCACCTTTACCACCCATTCCAGCAGCAGCTTGGTGTCCAGCAAAAGTCAAAGTAAGAGCCATTAAAGCAGCTTGAAGTTGCTTTGCTAATCCTTCTTCAATTAATACTTTCTCTAATTCTTCACGAATTATAGAGCGAAGTTGGGATTCAATGATTATTTTATTTTTTTCCATCCACCTGTCATCCTTAATAATCCACCGATATCGATACCGGGGTCGCTTGGGTCTGTGTCACCTAATGGGTCTGCTGCTCTTGCTTCATTAACTTTTTGTTCTGGATTTCCAGCAGAAGCAATAGGAGTTGTTCCCTCAAATATATTTATACCGCCATATGCTTTTTTACTTACTTCTTCAAGCATTTTCTTTCTTTCGTCAAATGCTTTTTGTTTTTCAGCAAGTCTTTGTTGTTTATAGTCATCTTCGACAACTTGTGGTTGAACTTGTCTTGTTTCAACAACTCTACCAGTTTGTTTGATAATTTCACTTATCACACTTGTCAATTCTTCTTGCATTGTTTCTTTTACAAGTTGTTTGACAAGAGGTTTTAACATTTTCTTTAATTCTAATTGTGTCATTTAATTCTCTAAGTTGTGGGAGTTGTTGGGGGTGCAGCGGACATTAAATTTCTTAAATGTTTAATTATATTATCAACTAATTGGTCTAAATTAGTTTTTACATCCTCTGGTATTTGCGCCATATTTGTGGCTAATTCAAACAAATTTATAACCAACAAAACCAAAGAAGCTACAAAAATAGAACTATTTTGTTCTTTATATGTTGGAATTAAACTAGCAATTCCTTTTTTTAAATTTGTTATTTGTGCTTTTATATTGTCTTGTTTAGACTTTTCTGGGGCGTTTTGTGGTTCTTGTACTTTTTGTGCTTGTGATAAAAGTTGTTTCAATAGAGCAACTTCTTGGGAAGAAAGACCAGAAGTTGAAGAACCCTTAACTTTATTTTTTGCTTCTTTAACTTGTTGTTTTGAAACATTTACTTTTTCTTGCAATATCTGTTTTAATCTTTCTAATTTTCGTATACTATCTTCTACATGGTCTTTATTAAATTCTAAATTTGTTGAAAAAATTTCAGAATATAAATTTTTAAAATTTTGTATACTTTCTGGTAATAAAAATTTAATTTGCGGTTCAATGTCATTAAATTGGGAAGGTATTTTAGACCCAAATTTATCTTTTATTGATGAAAAAGCAGACTTATCTGCTGCTTGTTTAAAAGTTGAAGAAAAATCTTTTCCAATTGTAGAAAAAGCACTTTTTATTCCAGTACCCAAACTTGAAAACATATCGCCTATACCTTCTTGAATTAAATAATTTTTTAATTCTGTACGTATAATATTTCTAAGTTTTGTTTCTGTAATAACAATTTTCATATTATAAAACCTATAAATAAATAGAGGATGGTATCATAAAATACCATCCTCATTAATTTTAAATCAAAAAACGATTATTTCTTTTTTGATTTTAAAGGACTCATTTTGTGGTCAGCATGAGCACCTTTCATTTTTTTCATTGCAGCTTTTTTCTTTGCTTCGGCAAGTTGTTGTTCTAATTCAGCAACTTCTTGGTCAGCAGAATTAACTTCTTCTTCAGCTTGTTGGTCTGCAACAAGTTTTTCCAATTCTTCTTTGATTATTTTTACTAATACTTGTTTAGTGAGAGTCATTTTATTTTGTTCCTTTTTTGAGAATATCATTTATTAAACCATTGATTTTTGCTTCTCTATTTTCAATCAAAGAGCGATTTTTATTTTCTTGCATCATAAATGCACCTCTAGTTGAAGGTTCTGAAACAATATCAAAGCATATAAGATTAAAGTCATCTTCAACAAGAGTGACACCTTTGTTTTCTCTAACAGAGCCTGTTCCTCTTGATGAAATACCAATTTTTACATTTGCATTTACTAATTCTTTTAATACTTGTCCGCATGGTGTATTGAGCACTTGAATTTTGCCCATAACATCGTTACCTTGCCACCAAACATTGGTAACAATATGTGAAACTTTGGTTAAGTTAATAACAGATTCAGCAGGGTGGTCTAATTCTCCTAATGCTCTTCTGTCTTTAACAACTTCTAAATATCTTTTAACTTCTCTTTCCAAAACCATACGTGGATAAACTCTTCCGTTTCCGTTTTGTTCATCACATCTTTGCATTGGTCCTGTAAGAATTAAGCCACCATTTTTAATAAAATGTTTATCGGATTCTGTCAAAACATCATCACAATAACCATTTGGACATAATTCAAAGTATTCTGTTAATAATTGTCTAGCCATTTATATTTAGTTCCTACGGCCAAGCCGTTTTCCTCTACAACAAAGTCTTACAGGTTGTAAAGACCATTTGCGAGTCCAAAATGCTTGTCTTAATGTTGTAATCATATTGACCTCAATATAATTTAAATAGTATGTTTATTCTTTATTTTCTTTATTGATTTTAATATTTAATCCAAAATCATTGAACAACATACACAAAGCATATGATGTAGCAGAAGAAATAAATCCTGCCGCCAAGAAATTAAATTGTACCATAAACATAAACCAATTAAATAATCCAACCCAAAAACCCAAACACATGGGACATTTAAATAATTCACCAAAAAATCCTTGTTTTGGTCTTATCGAATCAAATATAGTTCCGTATATTAAAATCTGTGTAAGTCCCCAAGAAGCAAGAATAAAATAAATAAGTTCCATTATTTCTTTTCTTTATTTTTGCCTTCGCCAAGATAGGCAATATTGTAATGCTTGTTGATAGAGTAGGCAGATGTTCCAATAGAGCCTTGTTTTGGTTTCTGTGGCACTTCACCAAGTTCTGTTGAATGTTCTTCATCTGGTTCAAGCAAGTATTCTTCTTGGTCTTTCTTTAGCTCTTCTTCTTCCTTCCAAGAAGGAGATTCTTCTCTGAAGTATTTAAAAATTGAAAATAAAATAACTTCTATTGGGTCTGGTCCATCTGGTAATTGTTCTGGTATGGTTGCTTCAAGCGAACAGAATATATTACCACCCTGTACTGAAGATGAATCAATCACACCACGTTTATAAAGGTAATCAAAAAATCTGTTTTGTGTAAAGTAACTTCTATCATCCATTAAAACTTTAGAAAGAGCAATAATCTTTTTCGTTTTTGGAGAGATAATAATATCCATATATGGGTGGTCTTGAATTAAAATATTACCATCCAATGTTTTACGTGCGTCTAATCTAATAACAAGATCTGGTTGATCTCTTAATTTAATTACAATTTTCATTATGAATTCAATTCCTTAACCAAGGATTGAAAACTTAAAACTTTTTCAATTATCTCTTTATCAACTGGTCTTGATTTAAGTTCATCAATTTTGTTGTTTAATTTTTCTTTGTCGGCTTCGCTCAAACTTAATGAAGAATTAACAACGTTTCTAATTCTTGAAATTTCTTCGTTTAAATAGACAAGGAAATCAATATTATTATCAGCATAAGAAAGAATATATTTTGAAAACAAAGTCTTTTGCTCTTCCAATAAAGATTCAGAATATTTATCATTAAACTTCTTGATTATTTGTTTATATATCAAATTATCAATTGGACGCATTTTGGTTTCTTCAACTACTTTATTTTCGCTTAAAATGTTTACAACTTGTTGTTCCAACAAAACTCTATGTTTAATTGAAACGTTATCATCAAAAAGTTGAGAGATAGTTGCAAGGTCTTTATAGTTTGGAAGAAAAGTAGAAAACACAGATGGTTCTAATTGTTTGTTCATCTTGTTTATTACTTGTGTTTGTTGATTAAATATGTCGCTACTATTCATGGAGAAATAAATTCTCTTTGCTTCTTGAATCATTTTATCAGCAATATGCTTATCAACACCTTTTGTTTCATAAAGGCTTTTATAAACATCTAATTCTCTATGCAAGATAGAGTTTTTTCCAAAGTGTTCTTTAAGGATTGACATAATAATTGTTTTTCTATTGTCATCTTTATTAACAATAGATTTAGTCAATTCTTTAACAAGAGTCTCGTAAAGAAAAGCGGTATTTCTTTTCTTATTATGTTTAACTTTCACTCTTTCTTGCATTAGTAGATTTCTCCAAGTTTTCGATTAATTGTTTAATTTCTTTGTTTGTTCTGAATAATTCTAGTTCTTCATTATCATAATTAGATTGATTAGATTCGTAAATTCCTCTGCTTAGACCAGATAATTCTTTCATGCCGGGAGTAACTGCGTTTCTACCAGCCATAGATTTAAACTTTGATTGGTAACTACGTGTTCTTGCTCCCGCTCCTCTATCATCACGTTGTTTAGGATAATAAATCTTTCCATTAGAGTTTGGAGAATAATATCCATCTTCACGACGACCGGGTGGTGCTGGTTCTGCTGCTGGGGCTTCTGCTCCACCACCACCTTCTGGTGTTGCGAGCAACATGCTTTCTGGTTCTTCGCCGCCCTCTGCTGCACCTGTTTCTGCACCACCTTCTGGTGCTGGTGTTTCTTCTGCCCCGCCACCCAATGCACCACCAAGTCCAAGTTCTCCACCACCACCACCGCCAGCTTCTTCTGCGGGTTGTCCAATTTTTTCAAGTGATGCAGCAAATTTCTTGTCGTAGAACATTTCTCTTTGAATCTTGACAATTTGTTCATCAGACATACCAAAGATATTTTGTGCTACCCAATGCTTGGAAAAGTATCCTTCAGTAGCAGCAGAAGCAACATCAAACTTAACTTTCCAATGTTCAAGTTCTTGAAGTGCTGCAATCTTGGATGGATTGTTAAGAGATAATTTAAATGAAATTAAATCTGTACCACGGAATCCAAGAGTATAAAGATGAATAATACCAATCTTTTCAAGTTCCGCTACAATTACTCTTTGAAGTCTTTGAATAGTTCTTGCGAAACGAATATCTTTTTGTGCAAGTGTTGTTTTATCTTCTGTTGCACCATCGCCTCTAATCAAGTAAGACATTGGTACTTTAAGTGCAGCAAATAATTTATCTCTAAGATATTTTACATCTTCAATAGCAGAAGCAAACTGACCACCAGCTAATGCTTCAATTTTAGTATTATTTACTCCACCACGTACAGGAATGAAGTAATCTTCATCAACTGAGGTTGGATTGTAGCGTAAATCTACACGACCTGTATTAGAATCAAGAATTTGATTTCTTTTCATTTGGGTCATGACTTTTTGCATGTATTGCTCAATGTCTTCTGGAGGAACATTACCAACATCTACGTAGAATACTTTACGCTCTGGTGAACGTGTAATTCTATAGGCCATCATTGCATCTTCAAGAAGTGTGAGTTGTCTCCAAATTCTTCTTGCAGGGTCTAATACTGATGTACCATATGGTGAGTGTTTATCATTTCCAAGAATTCTAAAGTGTGCAATTTGCCAATTCTCAAATGTTAAACCACCAGAGTTCCATTGGAATTGTACATAATTAGAATTTGTTTTATCTTTACCTTCCATTCTTTCAATTTGATTTGCTGGAAGTCCAATACCGCTTGTGATACCAAGTTTGTCATCGATATCAAGATATAAAAAGAAATCTCCATACTTACACATATTTCTTGACCAACTAAACAAGTTTGATTCAAGATTTAATGTCTTAAAATATAAAGTTTCTAATATAGATTTGATTTCTTCGTTTGGACATTTAACTTTTAACATATCTGTTAATTCGTTATTTGTCGTCATTTCGTCTGCATAAATATCGAGAGCAGATGCTATTTCTGGCATGTACTCCATTTGGTCAAAGTCAATATATCTATCAGCACGATTTTGTGCGTGCATGGTCTTAGAAGACATATTTTCATAAGCAAGATATTCTGCTTTTTTAAATGACAAACCTTGTGCAGATTGAAATTTAAATTTATCTAATTGTGTTCTTCGATATCTACTTTGAGTTTGCTGATTATAGTTGGAGAGTGGCCCAGAAAACAATTTTGTCAATTGCTTAAATAATTGCGACTCTTCGTTTCTTGTGTTTTTGTTTCTTCTATTATCAGCCATATTTATCCTTTAAATATCCAAATAAAATCTTTTTGCATTTCTCTTTGTTGCAAAAGTTTGTCTGTAAGTTTGTTTCTTTGGTCGTAACTTAACATACCATTTATACTAGTATCTAGTACCTTATTCGATTTTGTTATACCTGTCAATAATGCTTTTTGATATTCAATATCTTTTGTTGCATTTTGGAATACTGTATCTTTTACCCAACACGCAATTGATAACGACAATACTAAATCATCGTTATATCCTTGCATTGCCTGTGGTCTTCCATGATGCCAAATAAACGTTGTCAATTCATTATAAGAACGTACAGAGTTTATTCTTATCATCTTTGACCTAATAAACTCTTCCATCTTAGCAATTATCAAAGGTCTTGATTTGTGTGAGGTTGTAAAACCGGGAACAGAGTTAGACATACCTTGTGCCACGTATTGCTCAACAAATTCAGTAGAGCCTTTGGTTGAATAATAAATGTTTTTATATCCAAGTGATATAATCTTTTCTAATACTGCATACCCAAGATTGTTGTTTTCAACAACAATCATTGCATTACCATATTGTCTTCCAGTATTCATCAATAAATTTGCAAAGTCATCTATATTTAATTTTCCTTGATATTCTGCAACTTGTTCCATTGTATCAAGATTGATTACATGAAATACTGAAAAGTCCTTACCATCACCTCTGGCAACGTCTGCGACTAATAAGTATTTACATTTCTCATAGTAATCTTTCCAAATCCACAAGTTTCTATCAACACCAAGTCTTAATTTTGGTTCTGCAAATATTGTTGATAAGTATTCTAAATCTTCTGCTGAAAGTACAGTCTCACCAGATGCATTGAAAGAGCACTCATATTCTTGTGCAATTTCACGTTTAGAAAGGTTTTTAGTTTCTTTCTGAAACCATTCTTCGTTTCTTTCTGGATGTACAGACCAATGAAGTTTTATTGGATGAAATTCGTTTACAGAAGATTCAGCATCAATATAGGTTTGATGAAACCAATTACCGACACCATTAGGAGTTGAAATAGAAATACAACGACCACCAGTTGCCATTGTAGGATAAAGACCTGTCCAAAGTTCTTGCATACCCTCAATAAATGCTGCTTCGTCCAATACAAGCAAAGATAGTGCTTCAGAACGACCAGCATCGCCAGAAGTTGCAGATGATTTAATTTGTGACCCATTTGATAATTCAAATGAGTTTCTATTATCAATTGTTACTGTAGCAATCATAAGCCACGAAGGAACAGACTTAATAATATATTTAACTTTCTTGACTAAGTTAGATGCTGAAAGAAGTTTAGTTGCTAATACCAAAACGTTCTTATCACGATGAAACAACATCAACCAAGCAATATAACCCGCAACTACAGTAGATAAACCAAGCTGACGGGCCTTCAGAATAACGCTAAATCTATGGTCTTGAAAGTCTTTGACTACATCCTCTTGAAACGGATACATTCTAAATGGAATTGGACCACGTTGAGGGTGTGAGATTTTACAATATGTATTTATGAAATATACAGGATTCTTACCACACTTTAATATTTCGTCTTGAACTTGTTGTTTGGTAAGTTTATACATATCATATTAGTCGTTCTTGAATTTGACGTTTGATGGTTTTTTAGCTTTGTCTCTACCAAGTTCTAAGAATTTTCTTGTTATATCTCTTGTGATATCTTCTGAAGGTGGAGAAACTGGCTCTACGTCTTTCAATGATGTTATTTTATAATGTTTTTTAGCTTCTACTGAGGTTCTTTGACGAGAGATTGGTTGCACTAATACTTGTACTTCGCCAACTGCTTCCAAAGAAAGAGCAGATTTTGTTATATCTTTATATTCTTTTTTCAAAAAGGAAACAATTTTTTCAATTGTTGCTTCCATTTCTCCTTCAAAATCTTTCTTCATATATACATCTTTCAATTTGATATCGGATGTATAAACAATAGTGAGCATGTTACCGCTTGTTTTTACCTTAAATCCGTCAATTACTCTTGAATCAAGTAAAGGGTCGCCTTCTTCTCTTTTAAGACCGATAGAACGTTGTTTGCTATCAGAAGCATATTTCTCAACATGAGAACCATCGTAAGCGTTTGCTGCTGCTTGATGAATACCTTGAATTATTTCATAAGTGGTTGCCATGTTTATTCGTATCCTTCTTCGCCCAATGAAATGGAATCAAATGTTGTTTCTGAGTCTTCACCCATAGTTTCATCTTGTTGTTGGTCAAATTGCCCAGATTGCATATCGTAATCTAATGCATGATATACATCACCAATCATTTGTGACATAACGGCAATTTTATATTGCATCCATTCTGGGAGGTCATCGTCACCTTGAATCATATCGTGAAGTTTCATAGCATATTCACCAATTTTAAATAATTGTGATTTTGCCATATAGCCTTCTTGTTCATATTCTGGCTCGCCAGTAAGTTCTTCTGGTTGCTCAACTGGACCTTCTAATTGATACATATCCAATTCTTCTTGGATAATTTCTTTTAATCTAGACTTAGAAATTTTCATTTTTATTTGGCCTCCAACCTGTCTTCCATCTTTCTTCTCTTCCTTCGACCCATTGAATATAACATTTATTGCAACATTCAAAACGATTCATATACAAATCGTCCTTTAAATCAAAAGAATATGTAGAACAGATTGGACAAGTCCTATTACTATCTTTATTAAGTAGTTTTTTAGAAATAAAAACACCATTTACTTCAACTTTTTGATCCTTATCATTTTTATTTTCTATTTGAGAAAGTTCTTTAAGTTGTTCAAGGTATGCTTTTTCTTTTTCTTCGTTCCAATAATGTTTTGGATTTGCAATTGTATCTTCACCATATTTTTGTGCAATTGCTTTTTCAATCTTTACAATTTCATTCAAGTCTTTCATGTTTTCTGCCAAAAGTTATGTTTTGTGTAATTTTAATATCTTTATGTGTCCATTGCCACAATTCACCATTTTCTTGAATAATTGTGTATGTTGTATCGGTTTCATGACCATATTCTGTAACAAGCCAAATAATTCCCTTTCCTTTGGGAGTTATAACATCAATTCTATTAATTGGCTCAAATATTGTTATAGACATATATTGTTCCTATTGATGTAACGAATCCAGCAGCGAAACCGATTCCAATCCACATAGGCGTTTGATTTTTTGTTTGTTTCTTTAATAACTCATATGCTTTATCAAGTTCTTTATCTTTTTCAACAATTAATGCTTCTTTTGTCATTTTATAAGAATCAAAATCATATTGAATTTTTTGTATATCTAATTCACATTTAATTTCTTGTTTTTGTTTTTCATGTTCATTATCAGCTTTGCATTGAGCAATTTCTGCATCGTGAGTCGTAAAGATTGTAGCCATAGCTTCTGGTCTTAATAGAGTACCAGTAAAAGGTGCTGGCTGGCCTTGCTCAACGCTTTTGAAATCTTCTGCAACAGCTAACGACGCTATCAATAATAAACTACTTATCACTTAAATTATACCTTTTTTTTAATTCATCGCTGATTGCAGAAGGGTTTTTTTTAAATCTTTTAGATAACTCTTTTTGTTGTTTATGTTGAACTTGTTTTATATCTTTAAGTTCTTGTTCATATCTTGCTTCTTCTGCATCCATTCTGTCTTGATATTGTTGGAACAATTGGTCATAATAAATGCTTTGTTCTTCAAGAGCACCTTCTAAAAGGTTTATTTGTTTTTGTGAAGATTCTCTTGAAGAATCAAAAGCTTTTTGTATGCCTTTTGTACTATTATAAAAATATAGTGGGATAAATATAGCATAAGCTAAAGCTAAAATAAGTTTCCAATATTGTTTTACAATATTAACCATTAGATTTTAATTTTGAAACAATATCTACAACACTTTGACCACCAATATAAATGGCAGAAATAAGAACCCAATCAGATGATTGTAAATCTGAAAAAGCTAAAAGTCCTGTTGCTGTAAGCCAAACAAGTAGCTTTCTTGAAATTATTTTATCAAGAAATTTATCTAATCCATGCTTAAATATTGCCATCATTTCGATCCTCTTTATGTTTTTGCGATTCTAAATAATTGTAGATTGCATCAATAAATAGTTTCTGAAACTTTTTGTCACTCCACCTTTTCCAGCCATAAGTTTGTTTTATAGATTGTTTAGTTTCATCATCAAATTCCAAAATAACTTTGGCGGTTCCATCTGGCTGATCTATAACGTCTGCAACATGAATTTTAAACTGAGACATAAGCATATCCGTCCTTTTTATCAATTGTGATGATTGTATCAGCTACGTCTTTTAGTGCATCCATATGTGAAATAAGAAGCACTACATCATAATAGTTTTTAACCATATCTAGAATTCTAATGAATCCTTCCATGTTTTCGGAATCGAGAGCAGTACCGGGTTCGTCCATAACCATAAAGTTGCATTTAGGTAGATTGGATACTTGGAGCAAAGAAAGACGAATTGCCATTGCAGCAATAGTTTTTTCAGCACCAGAACCCATTTCGATTGGACGAGCATCATACTTAGGATGTTTAATGAATACATTTAATCTTGCCCCATCATCTTCAAAATATACCTCAAAATCTACAATATTGGAAAGGACTTTTGAAATTTCAGCATTAATAACTGGGAGTTTCTTTTTGATGATTTCATAAGAAATTCCGTTTGGATGCATACAACGCATAAAGTAATCGTATGCAGCATATTCATTTCTGTATTGTTCAAGTTCTTTCTTTTCGTTTTCTAATGTTTGAATTTTGTTTTTTGTAGAACCAATCTTAATATAAGTTTCAATTACTTGTTCATCAAGTTTTGTGAGGCGATTATTTAGTTTATTCGCCTCATTTTTTGAGTTGAATAGCTTGTCTTTCAATTCATTAATCTTTTGGAACAAATCATTGTTCTTTTTATATTGTTCAACCTTAGCTTCAATTTTGGAAAGTTCTGTTTCTGTGGTTGAAATATCGTTTGTTAGTTTTTGAATTTCAACTTGAAGTTTAAGAACGTCCTTTTCTGTTTGACTCTTTTTAACAACGATTTGGTCATACTTTGAAATTTGTGAATAGATGTTTTTGATATCATAATTCTCAATTTCTTTCTTTAATTGGTCATGTTCTTGTTTATCGTTGTTAATTGAATCTTCATAAAGAGGAATTTGCATTTTTGCAGAATATGCATCTTTAATAAATTTGCAACTTAAAAACTTATCACCACATGGAATATCGTTGAGAAGTTTTGTTTTCTCTTGCAAACGAGTAAGTTCTTTGTTTGATGAAGCAATTTCATCAAACATTTTCTTCAATTCTGTTTGTTTATCAACAATAAAATCTCTTTTGTTTTCAAGTTCTTTGATATCAAAAGATGCAATAAAGTTTTCAATCTTTTCGTAAAGTTCTTGCTTCTCTTTTAATTCTTTTTCTTTCGTCGTCTTTGTTTCAAAAAACTTAGAAAGTGCATTTTGATATTTTGTTTTTTGATTCAAAACATTATCAATATCAACAGACTCTACACCACACTCTTTAATTTGTGATTCGTATAGTGCAATATCAGAGCTATTTGTAGAAATAAGCTCTTTTAGTGAAGATACTTCTTTGCTCTTTTCTTCAATAAACTTGTTGTAATCATCAAGGAGATTTTGATTAATAACAATCTCAGAGTCATATTCTTTACCTTCAAGCTTCTTCAAAAGACCTTTGAGATTTGCTGATTCTTCTTTTGCCATTTTAAATTTAGAATCAAAGATTTCCAAATCTAAAAAGCGAGCAAGAATTTCCTTTCTACGGGTTGAGCCTTCTTTAATAAATGTCATTGAATCAAGTTGAGAAGAAAAGGAAGTAAGCATGAAATCGTCAATGGTTCCAAACATCTTACGGATACGCTTATCTGTATCTGTACGAGATAATTCGTTCATTTGGTCCCATTGACAAGAGTGTGGGTCAAAACATCTAAGTGATAGTTCTGTTTTTGCTTCTTCGGTTACTTCACCTTTTAGTTTCTTTGTGTATTTCTCTGCTTTTCTATCGATGTAATACTCAAATCCATCAACTTCGATTACTGCTTTACCACGACCAAAAGGACGAGTTTGGTTAATTACGTTTGTTGTCTTACGTTCATTCTTAGAAGTTGTATTGAAGATTGAATAAAGAATAGAGTCAATGATGCTGGATTTGCCAGAATAGTTCTTGCCAAAGATACCAACAATTCCATTTAACTTATCAAAGTCAATAGAGTTACTTTCCCCATAGTTAAAAAGATTGTCCCACTCAACACTTTTAAGTTTCCAATTTACATTTCTGCAAACTTCTTCTTGTGATTCGATTACAGAGTTATAACGTGAATTAATATCATATACTTGCTTCATAATCTCGTCTGAGACTTTGTAATCGGCAAGATATTCTGACATAAGTTTTTCTTGGACCTTTTTATTTCGCAAATCTTCTTTTGCAATAACTCTGCCATTATTAAAGTTATCGTTTCTATTTACATTTTTTGCCAAGAAAGAAATTGATTCTGGCTTGTATTTTTCCTTTGCCACATCAGATGCTTTCTTCATAAGTTCTGGTGAAAGATTGTACTTAGAAAGCAAACGCAGACGAGCATTCTGAGGAACATGAATGTTAAATGGAATCTTTCCATCTTCTGTAAGTTCAATTGTAAAGAATGGATAAGGATTTTCTACTTGAACATGCTCAACATTAAATGTTTCTTTATCTTGGATATTCCAAAGCAAGAAACCCTTATCGTTTGTTTCGCCATGATTCTGTTGAATAAGAGAACCGGGATAACGACAACGACCAGCAAAGTCTAATGCTTGATTGGTTTTATGGATATCTCCAAGCAAAGCATAATCAAACTTTTCAAGGACTGAAAATCCAATATCTCCGTGTGTCATGGCAAAACCAGTATCGGTTTCAGAACCTTCTACCGAACCATGAAATAGGGCAATATTCGTCTTGGTTTCATCTACATTTAAATCCCAATTCTCTTCATCAACAATTGAGAGAACATGGAAATTAAAATCACCAATACTAAACTTTTTAGAGTATTTGTGAAGATGAATGTTTGTATTTTTTAGTGCTTCAACAATTGGAGTAACAGCATCTTGTCTATCTTTGTTGGATAGATTCAAGTCGTGATTACCAAGAATAACATGAAGTGGAGCAATAGAAGCCAAGTTTTCAAATAGCTTGGCTGTCATTTCAAAATAAGCAGGAGAAAGGTCAAGTTTGGTATGAGCAGTATCACCCGTATTAATAATAATATCTGGTTGTACTTCTTTTACTTTTTCATATAAGGAATTAAAAACTTCACTATATTGCTTGTGAAATTTAAAATTCTTGATGTGGATATCACTTACATGAACAATCTTCATTTGTACCTCTATTGTTAGAATAACATCTTACAACAACAGAGTCAATAGATATTATCTTAACGATTTAATGAGTTGTGAAAGCTGTACGTGTCCTTCTGAGAAAACTAAGTTTGCAACATTCATAGCAAGTTCTGGATTTCTTTTTATTTCTTCCATAGCATTGATTATATTGTTTGCTATGCTTTGTGCTTTTTGGTCTGATTGTTCGTCATATTTATAACCAAGTTTTTTACCATATTTAACTTGCCCAGAACCCAATTTTTGTTCATCACTTTCACCAAACTCTGGTGTCATCATTTCTTGAATTTCGTTGCGGATTATTGAACGAAGTTGTGATTCGGTAAGTCTCATTTATTATGTTTCCTTAAATTGCCATAATTTGACTTTCTAGTAGCCAATTATCAGTAATTAGTTTGGCATTATCTTTTCTTTGTTTAAACTGCTCTTTTGTCATAGTACCAACATCTTCATATCCAGAAATATCAACTTTATAAATTTGAATATCATAATGTGATAGTTTTTCAATTACATCGTTTGCTTTCTTTTCTGCATCTGGGTCAAGAGCAATATAGATTGTTGGGTCATACTGAACAATTTTATTGAACAGAGTTGTCTTTTCGTTCAATGTCGAACCAAGCAAAGGAATTGCATTTTCTGCTTTGATTGCATCAAACACACCTTCTACCAAGACAATATCTTGGTTCCAATCAACAAACAATTCATTAAAAACAATATCTTTCGATACATTTGGATTCATGTATTTTGGAAATGCTTTTCCATACGAACGTGCAATAAAGTAATCACAATTACCATTTGTATCAAAAGATGGCACAACAATGCGACCAGCATATTCACCAGATAAACACACACCCATTTTCCACATAACAATATCTTGTTTTGTTAGTCCTCTATCAAAGAGATACTTTGTAGCGAATCTGGTTGTTACTGGAAGGTTCTTGTTTGCCAAGGATATAAATTCACTTGGTAAATCAATTATTTCTTTTACATGCTGTTCTTGTTGTTTAAATAGATCGGAATTTAGTTGTGTTAAATCAACAACATTATTAAGTTTGTCCCATTCCATAAGCTGAGAATAAGACAAACGTACTTTTAATAGTCTGCGAACGTTCCTACCACGAACGTCACAAACCCAGCACTTATAGTGGTTTAACCGCAGGTTAATACTTAATTTGCGCTTATGATGTTTGCAGAAAGGACAATAAAATAAAACTTCTTCACCAGACTTGTGATATTCTCCAAGTGCTGCTGAAAGAAGGGAAGTTTTGGATGCCATGTAGACACTATATCATATCAATTTTTACTTTACAACAATGTTGACATAGTGATTCATAATATTGTCTTTGTCGTTATCACTATTATGCCAAACCCATGCATAAAGACTTTTAATTTCATCAATTCTTGTTCTTACTTTTGACGCTTCTTGCTCAATCCATTTTAGTTGTTGTTTGTTTGGTTCTGGTATATCAATTCCTAATTCCATAGCAATTTCGCAAATTAAGAACCAATTTTTGTTTCTATACGCTTCTTGTGCTTGCAAAAATTGTTTCATTCTTTTTTGTCGTAATTGTTCTTTTTCATTAGCAGGGATTGAATCGGGATGCGTAAGGAAAACTATCTTTTTATATAATTTAGATATTTCTTCGTCTTCCGACTTTGATTCTTCTATTTCTGGTTGTTCAATTACACCAGATTCAGACTGACCAAAACTATCTTCTTGCTCTTCAAATGCATCTTCTTCTGAAGATGTGGATAATTCTGTGCTATCACTATTTTCATTTGTTTCTGGTTTTTTATAGTTTAGGTTTTTTTCTTCACACTTTCTATAAAATGCATCTTTAAAATTTGCTTGTGCTTCTTTTAATTCTTCTTCATAATAGTCAAGTTCAGCGTACAAGAATTTTAATTCAAGAAACAACTTCTTGTATTTTCTAACAAGAGAAGTAGACATACAATAATTAGCTTTCTAAGCCATATAAAGCAATAACAATAGCATCTGCTTTATCATCTGTACCGGGAACTGGATTGCCGTGAGCGGTTATACCATAAGTAAATTCAGTATGATTTTTCTGAACATACTCACCATTAAAACGTTGCAACTTTGCCATAGTGTGTGCCGTTGTTTTACCACCACCAAACGCTATAAATGGCTCTTCAACAAAAACTTCCATTATTGGATAATGTTTTTTTAATTTTATAAGTTTATTCTCAAATAGTTTAGCACGTTCTTCTAATGATGTTTCTGTCTTAAACTTAATCAAATCAGTAGAAACAATCTTTTTATCATAGTCCATAACGGCTATACCAATTTTTGATGTACTAACATCAAGTCCTAAAATCATATTTTTCATTTAATAACCTAAATATCTAATTTTAATTTAAATGTAAAATCTCTATCTTCTGTCTTTTTAACAGGTTCTGCAACATTTGCAATAGCAATGAGATTTTTATTTTCATCGTAAATACCAACTTTTGTTATATAAGTTGTTTTCTTAAATGGTGGCTCTGGGTCTGAGTAAGAGGCAGATGTTGTGTTTTTAATATTTACTTCTGCTTCATTAAATGAATAAGATGAAGAATAATAAACATTTAAGTTAGTTGAAGACTTATCTAAAAATGTTGGATTATTTGAGTAATCATTCATCCCCCAACCAAAAAATAACCACGATGTTGCTTGTGGGTCAGTTATATCATCAAGATAATTAACCAAATCGCTTTTAATTGTCCAACTTCCAGTAAGAAGAAGAAATCCTTCATTATATAATACAACACCAGCAATTGAGCCAGAACCAGTAGAGCCAGAAGGGCCAACTTGAATAAGTTCTCCATTTCTTTTGCTATCTTGTATTTCTGCAATTAAAGTACCAGTATAAAACATTTTTAAGTTTATGGTTCCTTTTTCTATTCCAGAACCATAAATTATACTTGGTATATTAATTAAATTTAATTTTTGGTCGCTTTTATCTCCTAACGATGAAGAAAAAGCATAGTGTCTTGATAAAGGTAAATAATAATTAAGAGTGTTTCTTAAACCATCAACGTGTGGTCTGCTTTCACCTTGTACATAATATTCTCTAATAACAGATGCCGATAATGGATAACTAGAAGTTATTGTATCGCCATAACTAAAATCTGAATTAAATTGTGAGGTTGAAATAGTTTTAAATGCAGATAAACCACTTTGTTTGGTTATAAAAGGATAAATTAAGCCAGTTGAACCAGAGCTTCTATCTACGTTTTCTTCATATAAATTCACAAAACCATTTGGAACACAACCAACGCTTGATGTAAATGAGCCAGATTGAACAACTCTATTATTATAATAAACTTGTCCTTTAGCAATATAAAAGTTAAATTTTGGATGACTTTCTATTCTGTTATAGAAAATGTCATTTTCACCAAATTTGTATATCATTTTATTAGTAGTCTAATCTAACTCTTAATGTCAATTCGTTAGTTGGGTCTTTCTTTAATGGTTCGGAGGTTTTTGCAACAGCCAACAATTCATTGTCTGCTGAATATAAACCTACAGTAGTTATATAAGATACTGGAACATCGGTTGATGTATTTTTAACAACCATCTTGCTGCTTGAAAGATATGTTGGATTGGAAGAGTAGTTAAAATCGTTGTGAGCAGCACGACAGAAGTATACTGTAGAATTAAGTTCTGTTGTGTTGTTGAATGAAATATTGCTGATTCTTCTTCTGAGGGTGTCCATATTTACATCTATTGTTGAACCAGATAGTACAACATTTCTAGCTGCAACACCAGCAGAACCAGTACCATAAAAAGCTGCATTAAACAAAGAAGCGGTTACAACTGCAACACCGGCTTGATAATAAACTAAGCCATATGAAGATGTTGTACCATTTCTGTAAAGAACACCATATTCACCAGCAGGGGAATTAATTCTATAATCGTTTTCTGCACCATCATCGTTTATAATAAACAAATTACCAGATGAAGGAGTGGCATATGCCCCTGTCATAAATGACATACTAAATGAGCCTTTTTTAATTTCATCTTTTGTTAATAATCTAGAAAAATTAAAGAAGAAAACTTCACTTAATTTGTTGCCGCCAGCAGCAATATTCCCATCTTCATCAAACTTCATTATACTGCCAGTTGCATCATAACCAACCAACATTTGTGCCATTTGATTATAGATATTAATCTTTTTTGCATTTTGAGTGCTGGCTGCACCAGACAAGCCAGAATCAGCAGAATATCCCATTGTTAAATCTACAATGTGATTTGCTGAAGAACTTAAATAAGGGTAATCATATACAGACTGAAACATGCCATGTGAATATTCTTTAATATTTTCATCATTATATGTTCCAGAAAACAATGTTCCTGTTAATGGAATTGCTTCGTTTAACAATGTTCTTGTTGAAACTACGTCATTTGTAGATAAATTTTTAAATGTTGTTGCCATTGTTTATTTTATACCCTTATTAAACCTTTGCAAATCTTACAGGAACATCAATCATATAACCAGTAGTTACACCTGTAATTCTTACATTACTATCAATATAACTAGCAGATACTGCTGATAAATTAACATTTTCTATTGTTGTTGTTGAACCAAGTAAGTTAAATAAATATGTACTTGAATTTAAATCCAAAGATGCTTGCAATTTAAATTGTAGATATGTTCCTCTGGGGCCAGCTATTACCATACCCGATGAATTTGTTGTTCTGTCGGTAATTTCTTTTACATAATCAATATCTGAGTCTGCTGAGAAGTAGTAACTTGCTATATTGTCATCATCGATATAAGAAACAACTGCTCTTGAATTATCAACACTAGAAATTACATTTGCCAATCTATTGTCGATTTGAATTATATATTGTGTTTCAATCAAATCAGAGTCAATTGCAAATGCGGGAGATACTTCTGATGTATCTAATCCTTGGTCTACTCTAATTGTTCCACCATTAGCTGGGGTTTCTCCGAACAAAACGCCAGTTGCTGCACCTAAACTTGTTTCTGTATCAGTATCGACTGCAACAACAAATACGCCAGAAGAGTGTTTTTGATATCCAGTAATAACATCGTTTAGTTTAACAACAGGCAAGTAAAGAAGATTGTTTCTTGGAATAGATAATAGTTTTGATTTTAAAGAAATGCTATTGTTTGTGAATGCTTCAAATACTGGTGATTGTAAAATATCTAAATCATAATAAGCAGAACCACTTGGATGATTCTTATTATAAAGATTGTAATTGATTTCATCATCACCAAAAGCAAATTTGGTAATTCTAAATGAACCATCACCTTTAGCTAATCTAAATCTTCCAGTATCAGTAAGAACTGCATCAAGTATTATATCGCCGCTATTATCTAAAAATGCCATTGATTAAACCTCTACAATAAATAGTGTGTTATAAATTTTCTTTATCTATTTCTACATTTAACTGCAAATTCAAGTCAAACATTTTAAGATGGATTGACAATTGTTTGTAGAATTTCTGGTTTTATGTGAATTAGTTTTTTTAAAGTTTTTTCACCTTTTTTATTTAGCGCAAAATCTTTAATATTAATTATGTTTTTTCTTAAATAAATTGCACCATCATCATTAACCATTTCAATTTCATAAACATCTGTAGGATTTGATACATTACCATGTATGTCAATTGTTCTAAAAGCATAATAATATTTTCTATTTGGCAAAAGATTATCTATAAATGTAGCAGAAGACGCTTTTGAAATTGTCTCTAAATCATAATCAGTTGTAACATTTGTGAGTAAATTGTTTGTAAAATTATTATAATTATTTGGTTTTGTAGTAACTCTATAAACTTCAAAGAATGATGGTATATCGTCTGATTTAAAAGTTTGTTGTACAATTGGTAAAGAAATATACATTGTTTCTAAAGTTTTTAAATTTGTAGTTTCATTTTCATTTATAGGTATAAAAACAGATTTTTCTTCACCAGTAGAATTATTAAATAATATCTTAATTTTATTATCTATATTTTTATATGGAACAAATGTTATTTCTGGAGGTAATGGTGAATCGTCTAAAACTTTATTCGTTATCGAATAAACAGAAACTTTTGCCAATGTAACAACTGGTGCAGTAGTATAATCAATAGATGCAATAAATTGATTAGCTTCTGAAATTTGAATATTTGTTGTTGTAATAGAATTTGCAATTATTAAATTATATGCATATATCTCATAACGATACTGAGAATTATATTTTACTTGCGTATCAATAAATTGAAATGTGTCAATGGTGGCATCATTTGGAATCCAGAAAGATTGAATTGGTGTTGTTGAATTGCCTTTAAATTTATCTACTTTATAAAAAATTGTTTCTGAGTATGCAGGTTCACCACTTATTGTCTCACTAAAACTTCTCATTGTTTGTTTGACAAGTTTTCTTAATTTGCCATAAAAAATTAAATAACTTAAACTTCTAGCAAATTCATAGTTTTTTTGTGTTAATTTCTTAGTTTCGTCATCAACACCAAAAATAAGTGTATTTGAATTATTTGTTTCATTAGGAGTAAAATCTTCTCTTGTTTTTGCCCACCAATCAAAAATATTATAAGTTTCTACACTTAAATTTTGCAAATTTGAATTTAATGATCCATATATTTGATTTTCTGAAATTAAATTATTAATTTGTAATTCAAAATCAGATTGTAAATTTTCACCATTAAAATATGACACTTGCTGGGATGCTACTACTAAATCAGTCAAAGTACCAGTATTATTAATTACATAATTTATTAAAGACAAAGTAAGGCCAGAATCTTTCAGTAATGTAGAAAAAGAAGAAAATTTATCCATTGTTATGTTAATTTCATTGTACATTGGATGAAGTTCTTTAAATTCATTTAATTGAGATACATAACTTAATTGTTCTGGTGGTATTACAATATTTGTCATTGGACCAAAAATATTAGAAACATCAATTGTTTGTGTACTACTCAAAACATCAGCATACAAATCGTGATATTCACCACTTGGCTTGTTTGTAGAAAATGCATTAGTTTGCATAGAATAAGTTTCTGTACTATTAATTAATCCGTTTAAAGTAACAATATTATTAAAAGTTTCCTCTTGACTACCAACTTCTCTTTCGGCTTTTGCATACATAATAGCATACATATTTGGTAATATCTTTTCATCAACATTAGACGGCGTAATTGAATTTTCATATAATTCAGATAAAAAATTATATTCATAATTTATATTTGCAGCATAAGTAGCTTGTTTTAATCCTAAAAAGTTTGCATCATTAATATCAAAAAAACCATCTAATATTGTGTAGTGGTCAGATGCAATATTGGTTATCAAACTTGAAGATACAAATAAATTCCAGTCATTTAGAGAAAGAATAGTATTTAAATTGTAAAATTCATATTTTTCCGTTATTGATGGAAAGTCAGAATTGTCAGAAGTTGTTGTTAAAACTTTTTTCTTTGTAAGGCTTGAAACTTCTGAGTTGTCAAAATTTGAATTTACTAAAATTGTATTTTGTTCTAATGTTGTTCCGACATTAAACAATTTTTTAATTGATAAGTTAATATTATCTTTGTTGACATTTGTTGGTTCTGATATGGTTATTTTTCTACTTATTGACATTATCTAACTCTAATTTTGAAAATGTGTATGATGATTTCGTACTGGAATCGATTGTATTAACAACCACTAATTGTTTAATAAGTTGTTCTTGCTCTTTATTGAATGCAGAAACTTTTAAATTGCTTAACAAGTTTTCAGTATTAATTAGAGTATTATTAATATTAATATTTATATTTGGAAGCAAATTTTGTATTTGTGCTTGCACAATTGATGCTTGTGGTATTTCGTCTTTTTCAATAATTGCAAACTCATTGTATGTGTCAAGTTCTAGTCCAACTTCTGTACCTATATTAAATGTTTTGTTTACATATTTTTTGGTTCTAATAATAACTAAGCCAGAAAGTTGATCATATTCTTCTTTTGTAAGTAATCTCCAAATTGGATTATTTATTAATCCATTTTCAAAACCTGCAAGATATTCAATTTGACAAATATTTTGGAAATTAAGTCTCATAAAGTTTTTAGTTTGTGGGTGTAAAAATGGGTCAAATGAATAAGAATTTAATTTAAATTTTGTGTTAACAACAGAACCAAGCATTAAACTTTTAATTTGCAATGGTATATTAGTCAACGAATTAAAAGCATTTTTACTTTGTTTAATTTGTTGAAATTGAACATTTTGTTGTACGTTACCCAACATACCTTGTGATGTAATGTTAGTATTTTGTGCGGTTGAATTTAAACTTGCAGTTGTAATTGTATTGAGAGCGTTTGAAGTTTGTCTGACTTGTTGAAAACCAACATTTTGCTTGATTGCTATAGAGTTAGGAAAAACTTGTGAAGATTTAATATTTGAATTATCTAATGGTGTTACAATATTTTTAATTTCTGAAATAAAACTATTTTTAGATAAAACATCAAATTTTTGAATTGTATTTATTGAAGTAACAGAATCTGGCCTTATTATCCCATCGTATAACAAATTAATTAAAGGAGTAAGATTTGATAAAGATAAAGCTTCGCTATCTGAGGAATCGGAACAAGACTCTTTAACATCAAAAACATTATTAGCTGTATTAAATCCTGCATTATCAAAAATTTTATTTGAATCAATCATTAAAGAAGATTTAGTTATAAATTCCAAATTATTATTAGTTGTCAAATTAGATGAAAAATCATTAATTGTAGATAATTTAAAATTTGTTTTTAAAGATAATTCGTTATTTACAAGGTCGTTTTGAAACTTTTTACTTGTAGTTGTAAATGTATTTTGGACAATAGCATCATATTTTTCAAAATCCATCGTTGTACTATCATATGTATCTATTGAATAAGAATCGCTATTGTTATCCAAAATTGTAGCTGGACTGAAGTAGCATGAGCTAAACGAATTAATGTCGCCTAAAGAATTTATTTCATCACTTGAAAAAAGATTACTTAATGAAGATAAATTAATATCAATTGTGTTGTCAAAATATTTTTTAATTTCTGTTGTTATTCTATTATCAAAAGTAGATTTTTTAATCTTTGGTAGTCCAAATTGAATAGTTGTAAGATTTTCTATCTTATTTTCATCTAAAGATAAGTAATCAATACCAGCTTTTTTAATATCAGAATCAATAACTGCTTTAAATGTGTTGGATAAAGATTTAGTTTTTATTGTTTTAGATTTATAAGATAATGTATTTTTATTAGCTTTTTCATCAATATCAAACTTTTTGCAAATTTGTTCAATCAATTTTTGTAAATCATTTAAAACACTTTGTATACTTGTTGGATTCGTTGTGGAAGGATTTAACAACTTATAATAAAATTTCATTTTATTATCAATATTAATATTATTGATATATTTGTTTGTAAAAACACATATCGCAGAAGGTATTACAATCCAAGGTGCGTTTTGCATATTATTAAGATTATTAATTGTTCTACTAGTGGCTATAACATTTAAATTAAGAGGATTGTATTTTTTCGTTTGTGTGTCAATAAATTTATTATTTTGTTTATTTTCAGAAGGTAAAAACATATCAAATCTTTGGGCTTCTGAAAGGTATAAAATTAAAACATTTCTTAAATCTGTAAGATAATTTATTTCGCTTTGAATTAGCTCATTGCTTTTATCTTCAATTTCGATTTCAACAGAATATTGGTATTCTCCAGTTGTAAGAGTCGCAATTTCGTAATCAGTAAATGAAAATGTTCTGTAATTTGCTGCTGTTGGAACTTTTAATTCCGTTATTGATGCAACTTTTTTGAGAGAGTCTAATGTAGCAAAACTTGGTAATGTTGAACCAAAATTTCCATTATTTAGGTCATCAACTGATGTGGTATACAGCTTATTATAAGAATCAAAAAAAGAAACTTTATTTGTTAAATTTCCAAATTGTGTTTCAGATGTTGAAATTATAGTTTTGTCTGGAGTATATTCGCTAAATGGAATGACAGAGTTTTGATGTGTTTTAACTCTTTTTCTAACTATGTTTAGTTTTTTAATTTTTATAAAATCAAAAGTATTTGTATTATCATAAATTTGTGGATTTTTTGAATTATCTTTTAAGAAGGAAAGAATATCGAATACAAAAAAACAAGAATATTCATTAGTTTTTTGTCTTGATTTATATAAATCCGATAAATATGGTTTTTTTACGATTTCAAGATTTATACTATTTACACTTGTAGAATTATTAATTGTTAATGTATTTGATGAATTTTCTAAAATTAATGTGTCTAAATCTCTTAAATCAGTTACTTTTTTATTAGGTACTGGTATGACTTTTAAAGATTGTTGTGTTAACTCTTGTGTTGCAGATTTAGGTTTTGTTGCAAAAAACTTGCCAGTTTGTCCTTTTATTGGATTGCCAATAAAAGTATTATTATTTTGGTCAACAAGTATATAAGATTGACTTTCAACATTGTTGTTGTATATAACTCTTTCTTTTGAAACGTTACCTTTTACTTCAAATCCATTAGGAATATTTAATTCAAATGAATTAATTAACTCGTCAATATCCAAATAAGCAAAAGCAAAAACATCAATATGTTGTTTTTGAGGATTTTTACTGGTAAATCTTGTTTGTTTAATATGTTTAAAAACATTTGTTTTATTAGTTACAAATGCTATCGACTTATTTTCATAAAAATCACTAAGTTTAAAAACTTTTTCTGTATAATCATTGATATTTTTTATGTTTTTAACATCAATAGTAAAATTTGATGATAATAACTCATTTGTTAAATTTTCACTAAAACTTTGAATAACTTTTACATATACAAAATTTAAATAATTAATTTGATTTAAAATTAACGATTCAGTTAGTGTCTCAACATTTAAAATTGACAAAGTAACATCAACAAATAAATTTTTATTTTGTATTTGTTTTGTAGAAAACGTTGGTTTTTGTATTAATTTATTTTGCGATACGCCAGAATAAACATATTCTCTTTCACTATTAATATGAGGATTGCTCTCTGGTTCTGGGTCTAAACCTACAGACATATTGATATTTTCAATTACAACATTTGGCAAATTTGTACCAGCTAAATATTGTAAACTTTCAGTTATTATTGCCATGTATTAAATATAACCTAACTTTAAATTTCGCATTGTTCAATATCTTCGTCAGCAATATTCGATTGATAAATATTAACAGATTGTAGGTCTGTATTTTCCTCACAATCATAATCGTCATCTAATTGATAATCTAATTTTTTAAGTCTTTGTATTGAGGAACAAATAACTTCTTCTGGTATTTCATCATCAACTAAAATTTCAAAGAAATGATTAATAAATTCTTGTGTGTTTGTTTCATCCTCTATTATTGAACCATCATCTAAAACAAACTGCTTTTTTTCAAAAGGTAGTGGAATTAAGTTTTCGTAAGAAGATGAAATAGAGTTTGAAACACTACTTCCAGTAATTTCTTCAATTAAATAAGGTATGATTTCAAAATTTTCTTTTTCAAACTCAACATTGTTTTCTAATATTTGTAACAAAACATATTCTTGTATAATTTTAAAAGTTGTGTTATCAGAAAATAAAAAGTCATATTTTATTTTTTCATTTTGTGGTGTTATTTCAGAAGATTTGATTGGTTTTATTTTATATTTTATTGTAGTATTTAATTGTGGTATTTTTTGAACAGAATACGAACTTGAATATGAAGTTGTAACATTTCCAGATAATTCACCATTTAAAAACAAAACTGAATAATTTGGAGCTTGTTGTACTCCAACTTCTGCATTACCTAAAGGTAAAATTTGTGTGTATGCTTGTTCTGCTGGATTGGCAAAAGATAGAACAGCAGCATCTGGGCTATTAGCTAATCTAGTTCTGTTAGTTTCAATAAACGAATTCATTGCAGTTTCTCTACTTGAAAAAACATATTGTGTTTTACAATATGGTGTTTCATCTTGTATTCTATCTTCGATATCGATTGTAGCTTCACCACTAACACCAGAATAAGAAGAATCGTATAAAACATTGTTATCAAAAAAAGAATAATATGCTGGTTTAAATTTACCTTGCGAAAGTAATTGTTTACCAAATTGCGTTAATTGCAAATCTAATACTTCTTCTTTTTTGTTAAAAAATGACATTATTTAATACCCTTTTTCAAAGCATCTGCAAGATTGGAAATGGTATTTGAAATAGTCTTATTAGTTTCAACTATTGAATTAGATAGCGTGTTTTCAATATTATTGGTAATTTGTGAATTAACATCAACAACATTGACCATAGCAACACCAGAAGTTTCTCTTAATTTATCAGAAACAAAAACTTTATTTGCTGAAAAGTCGTCTGGTTTTTGAAAATCAATTGTTGCTTTCATATCTGCCAATTCAACCAATGAGAAGAAATCATAAGGCCAATTATAACTATATTTAACATCAGAAAATAGATTTTGATTTTTAGATTGTAATAAAACATTATTTGTAATTAATGAATTGTTTGTATCAGTAACTTTAGTTCCAAGATACTCGGTATAATCTATTTTTGCTCTTTGTTTAACTTTGAATACCATCCATTGAATATTACCATCAATTGTTTGATTTTTTAATGCGTTAGCATGACCCATTAATTCGTTGTAAAGAAGTTTGTGAGAAATTGTTGCAGTTTTCTTTTCTACTTTACGAGAATTAACTGGTGGTAAGTTTTGCCAAATATAGGATAAATCATTTTGGTCTAAATCATAATCAAATTCAAATACATACATTGAAACAGGAGTAGATTCTTTGTTTGTTTTGAAATCGAACATTGGAGGAAATACATATTTATCAAGATAAGAAGAAAGTTGCTTAATAGTATTTCCAGCATCTTCAGAACCATCTTCGCTCAATTGAAGCAAGCCTAAAGCAACATCTGCTGTTACTCTTGGTATTTCAAAGAACTTTTTGATACCAGCTTCTTCTATATAAGGAACAGCAACAACTGCTTCATAAACTTTCTTTGTTTTTTCAAGTTTACCAAGTTTAACAGGTTCAGTAGAAAATCCTACAAGTTCCGTTAAGTCTTTTATATCTGTTGATGCATTGTAATATTTGTCTTCTGTCGCAGTTGGGTGATATTGCAACCAATTTTGAGGAATTGCTGCAATTTGCATGAATATACCTTCATTGTCTTGTGGTATCTTTCCAAATTGATGCCACATACCAAATGGAATAGTTTGTCTTGTTACAACTGATACTTCGTCACCAGACAATGAAATATCATTAAAATTTAACATTGGAGTTTCAAATTTTGTCTCAATATTCCAAGCGTATGTGGTATCGCCTGTTTTTAATGTTCTATTGTTAGTAATTGAATTAAAATCAGAATTAACTATAGTTTTATAATTTTGAATATTCAAAGATGCGCTTAATTGCATTGAGTTTTTATTTACGCGAGTTTTATCCAAGAAAGAATAATAATCATCATTTGCACTATCAACAGACAATGCCCATATATTGGCTGTGTCTGTAACTCCATCATCAACAAAAGATGCTGTCCAAGGAATTGTTCTTGTGTCAAATCTTAAATAATTTATATTACTATTTTGTATAATTTCTTGAATTGTGTATTGTTTTGTTTCATTTGCTTTAAATACAATATCAGCCCAAGATTCACCATAATAATATGGTGGTGTATAAATTGGATTAAATCCAATTCTTGAATCTCTAGAATAAGAACTTGCTGTTGAAAGATTTCTTACAAGTGGATTAATAGACCCACTAGTATTTGTATCAACAAAATCTGGTCCGAATGCAGATGGTCTACTATACATTGTAAATGTTTCGTGTAAGCCTTCGTTTGAAGAATAAACAGAAAACAGCGAAGCTGTTGCTGTGGGTGTTGAATTGGCTATACTTGAACTCAAAACATAATCTAAGTTTCTATCTGGGTCTTGTGGTAATTCATAGTTTGATGGGAAATAATTTCTTCCTTGATTTAAGCTACGATACATTTTAAGTCTTGCACCATAAACAGAGCCAGATAAAAGTTTAAGATTTAAAGTATTTTCTGGTTTTGAGGATATAGAAGATAATTTTTGTTCAGATAAAAAGAAATTTACAGACTCAGCCAAGAAATTGTTTATCATATATTTATATTTTTTATCACCATCTGATTGTAAGATACTTTTACTTGCGGCTTCACCAGACTCAGATAGTTGAGTCACAAAATTTTTGTATCTTAAATTTGTACTTGCTGATGGGTGTGATTCAAAATCATAAAGTGTAACGTTTTTAACATATTTTTCTGGCTGTAATATTGCTTCAAATGGCAATCTATTAGTAATAGTAGCATCACTTTCGTTTCTTGAAACAATCATCACATTTGAACCAGAACCATCTAAGTTTGTTAATTCTATAGCTTTAAGACCAAAATTAGAGGTACTAGAAGTTAAATCAAAAATTGGCTTATTTATTAATGCATAATCAACAGCAACACCAGATTTGATTGTATTAAATAAAATACCGGGAGCCATAAATGGTGTAATAAAGTTTCTGTGTTTTATATCATCAGAAAATATTGAAGCAGTTATATAAGAGCTTGATGCAATTGAAGAAGAAACATATGGCAAATAAGAACTAGAAAAAGCAGTTGCTATATCAATTGTTCTATCTGCTGGGAAAAATCCTTTGTATGGAACAAACTTGATATATGCATTACATTCTAGTGTTAATTTAAATGGGTCAACTAAATCTTTATGGTCTTCTTTAACAACAGAGAAGTTTTTCATAAATTCAGAATTAGAAAATGTTTTATAAAATGTATCTGTTGTACTACTAGAATAATCAGAGTCTGCACCAATAATTTGTAAATCATTTAATACATTAACATTTTTTGATGACAAGTAATCTTCAATCTTGTTTTCAACTCTAAATTCTGGTATAAGTGAACCATTTTTTCCAATATAATACATATCATCTGAATATTCGTCGTATGAATTGTAAAATGGATTTATAGATGATGAAGAATAAGTACCATCTTCATTTAAAATGTTTGCTCTTTCTGGTGCTGACCAATAAGCCTCTCCAAAGCCAATTGGTATTGGGGATGATGCATCGCTTATGTCTTTTCCAGTTATAGCAACATGAGATTTTATATTTTGAACCATGTGTTTTCTAGAAAACAATGGAGATAATTTCAATGATGATGCATCAGATGTGTTTCTATAAAAGAAAACATTGTTATTCTGCAAAATACCAGCACCATTACCTGTTGAAGAAACGCCAGAACTACTTGTTGTTCTGCTACTAAAAGATGTTTGTGTATCTAAAGGCCACATACTTTGACTTGGAATCGTCAACGAACCAAAAGAAGAAGAGTTGTTTTGTGTTATTCTATCAGACTGAGAATCTCTCCAGAATTGATTATCATAACGTGTTCTTTTTCTTACAACTTTTTTGAATTTGTTTTTTGAAGATGGATATACAACTTCTTCGTATCTCAAAGAATTAAATTTATTAATTGGATTGATGTTACTTGTTAAAGCACCATTTAAGTATAATTTAGTGGCTTGTTTATAAGATTCGTGATTACACTTAGAAAGGCCCAGCAAATAATTAAATTCATCATCACAGAAATATTCTACTTCATTTTGATTGCTATATGTTATTTGAACATTGCTGATATTTTTACCATCATTATATCCAAGTGAAGTTAATATTGGTTTTCTATATACAACGTAAGGTTCTGTAAAAAATCTGTTTGAATTTCTTGTATATATTGTTAATTGATTTCCAAATGGAGCAGTTATTGTAACTAAATTTGAGCCAAAATTCCCAAATTGACTATTTTTAATTTGCAATCTTACAGAAGGATGTGATGAACGATAAAGTTGCTTAAATGTTGGATATTGATATAATCCGTTTCTAACAACCATAAGAGCGTTGAACAATCCTGCTTCACTTGCTACTGATGTAACAATTGAACTTGTCAAAGAAGAAAGTGATGCAGTTACCGAACCTAAATAATCATATCCTGTTTCTTCAACTAGTACGCTATTTAACCCAACAGAATCTAATGTATTAGTAGCACCAGTAAGAACAAATTGCCCTGCACTATCCAATCCAACATCGGAGTTAGATACGAATGGTATTGTTTGTACAACTGAACTTGTACCTTGTGGAGCAGTTACAAAATTATTAACGTGTCCAAAGTTTGCAACGTTTCCACTTGTTATACCTTGTGTTAACGAGGCAGTAATCCAAGTATAACCAGAATCTTTTCTTGGAATTTGATAAGAAAAAAATCCGTTATTGTAATTTGTAACCAATCCAGAATCATTAAATCTATAGACAGGATTTCTATTAATTTTGTGTATTGATGGTATGGTGGCAGAACCACTCATTAAACCACCAAAATCTGCGTGTCTTGACAATAGTTGGTTATAGTTATAGCCTATTGTACCTTCAATTATTTCTGGTGTGTAACTTGAAGATTCTATTGTAAGATTATCATTTACTCTTCTAGCATCACCAATTACTTGTTTGTTTCTAAATGGTAAAGCATTATAAGCAGATAATTCTTCTGCAAAACGATTTAAGTAACCTCTTGAAAGTGTTCTAATTTCACCGGGAGCAGAGAAACGATTGCCAATTATTGTTTTGTATGCCGTTCTGGTTGGAAGTGTAAAGTCTACTCTTTCATCATTTGGTTCAGTTCTAAGAATTGTTTTCAATTCAGTTTGGGCCAAATTGATTGTTCCAGTTTGGTCAATCAACAAAGAATTGTTTGTTGTTCTGCCAACTGAGTGGATTGCTTCGTAATTTGAGCGGAAATTACCCAAACTATAAGATGAAGTAGAATATTGAATATTGCGAATATTTACTGGTCTTTTTGCGGTTGTTTCTCTATAGTATGGTGCTCTTAAATGAGCACGGACAGGATAAGATGGTTCGTCTGGATTACCTTCTGGATATGGATAATCTGCACCTACAAAACCAAGTGTTGCTTGGTAAGATGAAGTACCAAGTTGTCCTAATAATAATTTCCACCCCTCTGGTCGCGTTGTGTAGCCGTCTGTGCCACGATTGATATCAACGTGTCTATATTGTAATCCGCCAACCCATCTGTCTGTAAATGGCCCCTGCATGGGCTTCTCTTTATCGTTACCATAAACATCGTTGTGAATATTTGTGATAATAACACCGCTCATAAAGTTTTCGTTTACTTGTGCGTTATAACCAGAAGTTATGTTGCCACTTATAAAGTTTGCTGGAATTGCAATGTCGGATTTTAATACTTCGCCATAGCCAAGAGAAGATGAAACATAATCTCTGCCATGAACAACGTTGAAATGATATTTAATCTTTTTATTTGGGTCTTTTACGTCGTTAATGTTCTTTAATAATGATGAAGTATTTTCTACACCAACAAACAAGTAGTTGGCAGGAACATTGATAAGATCATCAGTATCCATTGGTCCGTGTGGAGCAGTTGCAATTTTTAAGAATTCAACTTTATTGTTTTTGTGAAGATTTGTTCCACCTTTGATTTGTTTAGTTTCTTCAACAACATATCTTGTTGGTGTTGTATATCTTCTATTGAGAGCAGAGGCAGCAACTGATAAAACCATACTTCTTGCAAAGTTAGATGCAGAAACGCTTGATGATAATGGTGTTGTGTCTCTTTCAGCACGATTTAGCCAATAATCAGCGTTATCTGCTTCTAAACCACTTAATGGTCTGTGACCAAACTTCCAATTATATAGAAGTTTGTTTATTGATTGTGCTCCTGCTTCTGGGTCTGTTCCCTTAAATTCAATAGTTGGGAATTTGTTCCAGTATTTATTTCTTTCAAGAATGTGACTTTCAACAAGATTAAAGATTTTTTCTGAAACGTTTGCAGATGCTGGAGTAAGTTGTACGATAAACACAGATATTGCAGAATCTAACCATTTATATAAATCAATATATTTATCTAAACTTGGAGTATTTTGTACTCTTTCAAAGAACAATTGTCTAAGTTTAGACATATCTTTATATTCTTGACGATAACGATTAACTGGTTCACCAATCAAATTATTAAATTCGATTATTGTACCAAACATATTAAGCATTTCTTCAGAAATACTTTGATACATACTTTTTTCAAATGTATAGAAATAATTTGCTGGTCTTGTTTCTCTTGTATAAACAAGGTCATCTTGTGTTAATACTTGAATAGTATCTAAAGAATCTAAACTTTCTGGTAGTTGTTGTTTAGCAGAAAATACATATTCAATGTTTACTACTTGGTCATCGTTTGGTAAGAAAAAGTCACCACGACCAGTATATTGATGATTTAATATATTGCCAAGCCACCCATATCTATTTAACAAATCTAAAGAACCAGAAGTTGCATCTGGTACTATAAATTGTGCAACTTTACTTGTTGGATTACCATCACCATTATCAGAAGAGGTAATAGTGGTAAAGTCCCAATTTAGAGCAAGTGTATCAATTTGTGGTACATAAGTTCCAGAAATTGAAGTTAATGATGGATTGTATGCATTTCTGTATGCGTGTAATGAACCATAGTTTGACGTATCTTTTGAGTGAGCGATTATAACATCGTCATCAAGATATGTTTGCCAATATTTAAGAGTTGATATTTTTGTATCTGTTCTTGTTATAACATTTTGTGAAGATGTAAAGTTAAGTACGTGTGAACCAACATAAAATCTTTTTGCTTTTGTAAAGAAATTCTTACCTCTTGCATTATCAAGACTTTGTGTAAGTAAGAATTCACTTTCTATTGTATCGAGATTAGTTTTAACACCATAAAACTCAAGTGTGTAAGTTGAGCCAGATGTATCGTTAATTAAATCAATATTTTCATATTTATCTGGTCTAACTCTAACGGCAAAATTCCATTTAGAGTTATTATAAACGTCTAAATAAACTGAAGATGTTAAGTTAACATAACTACCATTATAATCGGTTAATTGGAAGTAAACATTTTTAGATTCTTGTTGTGGTCTAACAGCGTAAACTTGGAAATTAATATCATCAGTACCATGCCAAGTCGTATCACTTGCGCTAGAAGAATTAGCCTCATGCATACCAAAAAGTGAAGATGATAAGAAAAGATAAGACACATATAATGGTTCACCTTTTTCAAATCTTTTTGGAAATATAACTTCTGTTTCTGCTGTCATTCCCATATATGAAGCAGATGAATTACCGGGAATATACGATAATGAACTTGATATTGACGGGTCAGAATATTGATATATCGTCGTATCAAATCGGTCTGTATCATTGAAATCTACAAATTTCTTTTTAACAGCAGTAGAATATGAATTATCTTGTATTTTATATGTTGTATTGTCAGCATATAAATTCATTTTTATTAATTCTGAATCTACACCAAAACAGCGAATTAAATTACGATATGCTTTATCTGTGCCTTTTGATTTTAATATATTGGTTAAATTATTATATATATTTAAATAAATTTGATTCTTTACATCACTAATAGAACCACTATATAGTTGAGTATTGCTTCTGTTTGCAAAATATTCTACAATTTCAGTATCAACAAATATTTCTGGTGTTATTAATCCATAATTTTCAATTAATCTATTTGAAAAAGGTATTGGCTTATCAGAGCCACTTGTATAACTAATATCTTTTATTTTATCAACAAAATCAATTTGATTATACAAATTATCAAAATATGAAGCTATTGTTTGTATTAAATTTGGTAATAAACCAGATCCATTTTTTTGCTCGTCATCCCTAATCCATTGTGGCATATAGTTGTAAACAGCAGCATTATTTTCAGTATCGTGTTCAAAACTATCATCAATTAATGTTTGTAAAGAGGAGGTATATTGTGGATGTATATTATAAATAACAGGGTCTGGTTCTTCTGCAAATCCATAAGAAACAAAAGCAGACCCTGTATTTCTGCAAGAGCTTTCGTATCCAACAAAAGACCCATTTGAAATTCTACCAGAATAATCTAAAACTGCGGAATCGTATGATGATGTTCCAACAATACCTTCGTTAAATTTATAATAAACTCCCAAATCAGTATTTGCATCTTCAACGTTAGAACCACCATTTACATTTGTGAACCAATAATATTGAATATCTTTTTCTGTTCTTGCTGTTTTCCAATATCTAAATTCGTCTAATGACCCAGAAAGTTTACCCCAACCAATATCTGTTGCAGTTCCAGAAAATGCAGTTACTAAGGAACCAATTGATGCTAACATTGCACCAGTTACTGGCTGTAAAGAAGTTCCAAATACAATATTATCGTTTAATTCACCATTAACATAAAATTTGGTATTTATTGTAGAACCAGTATTTTTTAATATTATGGAATATTGATTCCAACCAGAAGATGTTAATTGTGATACAAGAACATCGCCAAGTCGTATTCTAGTAAATCCGTTTGAACCAGATTGGGCAGTTAAATAAAATGAAGACAATGCTGAATTTGAACTGGTTAATTCAAGTGTTAAACGACCATAATTGGCACTTGAAGATGTTTGATTGTTCCATAAATCAAAAATAACTTCTTTTTCTGTTTTACTTGAATCAAATCCAGTTTTATTAAGCCAGAATTCTAACGTAACACCATTGGTCAAATCATAATCTAAATTGCTTGCTCTTTTATATTCTTCAGAATAAAAGTTTGAATATTTAAATTTATCTACTAGTGTGCTACCAGATGTATTTGGTCCACCTTTTATATAAACATAGCTTAATGTGGATGGTTTTCCATAACCACTTACTTTTGAACCTACTAAGGAACCCCATCCATTTGGAGAAATTGTAATATATCCAGTATATCTTGGGTATTTATTGTCAAATATCCATTTGTCAAAATTTGATGATGTATTAAAAAATTGAGTCTTTTCTTTTAATGAACCATCATAAGGATATTGCTGTGAAATTCTAACATAAGCGTCAGAATAATACTTACTAGCTAAACCAAATTTAGCAAATTTTTTAGGGTTTGAATAATCAACAGGTGCTACAAATTTAGAAATATCAATTTGTTTTTGTTCAATAAAATCAGCAGATTCTA